TGCCAGCGCCCACGCGACGAGCGGTCTGGGCTCGGCCGTCGACGCCCGCTACAGCTTCATCACGGCGTACGGGAACCTGACCTGTCGTCAGCGCCGTCGCCACTTCAAGCTGACCGGCATCACCGCCGCTCCGTGATGCGACACTGGGCCGGGGGTGACCCAACCACCCCCGGCCTGGTGACCATTACCCGCAGGAGGAGAGATGCCAGAGATCAGCCCGTACGGAGTCACGCAGCACGCCGACGCTGACCTGATGACCGCCAACGCGATGGTCGGCGAGCAGGTGACGCGCGTTCACCAGAACGCCCCGTACGGGTCGCACTCGCTCGACTCGACCGCCCCCTACCGCGGGCCCAACGGCGGCCGCCGGCGCTGCATCGCCAAGGGCGGCACGTGCAAGGCGCCGCCGATGATCGGCGCCGAGACCTGCTACTACCACGTGGGCAAGGAGGGGAATGAACCTGCAGTCGCTCCGTGACTACTGCCGCCGCCAGCTCGACATGGACGACGAGGAGCTGCCCAACGGCCTGCTCGACTCCTTCATCCAGGAGGGCTTCGACCGCACCATCGCGACCGAGCAGCGCTGGCCCTTCTACGAGACCCAGGTCTCCATCGAGCGGACCGACGACACCACCAACCGGGTGTCGATCCCGGACGGCATCGACCCGGCCTCGGTGATCAGCGTCATCGACGTCGAGGGCAAGATGCGCCTCACCCAGATCTCCAACGACCAGGCCGAGGCCCAGCTGGGCGGCTGGTACATCAGCGGCATCCCCTGGTACTTCTCGATCTGGGCTGACCAGATCGAGCTGTGGCCCAACCCGGCCGGCGTCCGCAACCTGCTGATCCGGGGCTACCGGCGCTCGAAGTCCTGGATGGCTGACGGCGCCGGCGCGGTGCCCGACTGCGATGAGCGGCTGCACATCTGGCTGGCCCACTACGCCATCGCCCTGTGCTACGCCCAGCAGGAGGATGAGGTGCTCGAGGGCACCTACCTGCAGCGCTGGCAGGTCGGCATGGCGGGTGCCCGCTCCGCGATCTGCAGCCCGCGCCACCACCGCCCGCTCGTGCTCAACGGTGGGCTGCCAGTGCTCACCGGGCCCGCAGGGGCCGTGGCGTGGTCGAACCCGCCTGTGAGCCCGTGACGTGCCCAACCGCCGCGAACCGCTGAACTTCGCTGACGCGACCGGTGGGCTCAACCTGCGTTCAGGTCAGCTGCAGCTCGCCCCCAACGAGAGCCCCGAGATGTGCAACATCGCTCTCGATCCGCTCGGTGGCGTCTACACCCGGCCGGGCTGGTCTCGCTGGAACGCGGGCAACATCGTCGCGCCCGACACCGCGTGGGATCCCCGGCGCGGCTACCTGACCCAGCTGTCCGACGGCACCGACGTCGTCTACCTGGCGGCCAACGACACCGTGTTCCACGCCACCGGGTCGCACACCTTCGTCGACTCGGCGATGGCGTGCTCGGCGGTGACCCACCTGTGCGACTTCGCCAGCCTCGGCGACACCACGTACTTCGCCCGCGGCCGCACCCACCAGGGCGCTCACCGCGAGGGGACGGGGGCCTTCGCGCCGCTGACCAGCGGGGGCTCGGGGTCGTGGAACGACGACTACATCAACCCGGTCGGTGGCGTGATGCCCCAGGCGGAGCTCTGCGAGGGGCACGCCGGCTACCTGTTCACCGCCCACATCGTCGAGGACGGCACCGACCTGCCCAACCGGCTGCGCTGGTCGCACCCGACGAGCCCGGAGGACTGGGCCGAGCTCGACTTCCTCGACATCGGTGACGGCGGCTCGCACATCACGGGGCTGATGAGCTTCGAGGATCACCTGCTGATCTTCAAGCCCGACTCGATGTGGGCCCTCTACGGCTACGACACCGACTCGTGGCAGCTGGTCAAGAAGTCCTCGACGATCGGCGCCCGCGGCCCTCACGGGATCACCCGCTCGGAGACCGCGGTGTTCTTCCACTCGGCCAGCGACCGGGGCGGCATCTACGCCTACGGCGGCGAGCGCCCCGTGGAGATCTCGACGCAGCTGCGCCGGGCCTTCGAGGACCTCATCCAGCTCGACCTGGTGTGGGTCGGCTGGATGGCGCGCAAGCTGTGGGTGACGATGGCGTGGAACTACGCCGGCCCCTCCGAGGAGAACGCCTCGACGTTCGTGTACGACCCCTCGGTGGGTGAGGGGGCGTGGACCTACTACACCTCGAACGTCGGCCCGCTCGGCCCGATCGTCGCGGGCTCCAACATCGACAGCCAGTTCCGCCCGCTCGGGGTGCTGCGCTCGTCCGAGCATCCCTTCGTGATGGCGCTCGATCTGCTCGAGGCCGCCTGGGATGCCACCGGCACGCTCTCGATGATCGGCGCCTCAACTCCCGGGTCGCTGGTGGCGATCCCCATTCTGACCAACACAGGGGCTGCCATCGAGGCTTCGGGGTCGCCGGGTCTGATCCCGTTCGAGACCTACTACCGCACGCCCTGGTTCGACAACGGCTGGCCGACGCGCAAGAAGTCGTGGCGTCGTCCCGACCTCGTGTGTCGCCGGGTCGGGGCTCCGTACAAGCTGCAGGTCCGCAGCTTCCGCGACTACAACGACGCCAACGCCCGGCGCCAGTCCACGCTCGCCGTCGATGGCTCGGGGTCGACCCGCTGGGGTGAGTTCACGTGGGGCCACGCGACGTGGAATGCGAGCGCGAGTGGTGGCTCGGAGATCGAGCGCGGGAGCAGCTTCGGGCTGGCCCGGGCCCTGCAGATTCGCTTCGCTGGGTTGACTCCTGGCATCCCGTGGGGCATTGATGCGGTGGTGTTCAAGTTGACGATGCGGAGGTTCATCTAATGGGGCTCACCCTGCCCAACGACATCGTCAACGACACGACCGCTGACGCGGTACCGGTCGAGCAGAACTACTCGGTGATCGAGCAGTACATCAACAGCGAGCTGATCAACCGCGACGGCTCGGTCGGGATGAGCGCCCCGCTGCTGCTCGTCGGCGCCCCGACCCAGGACCTGCACGCTGCCACCAAGGCCTACGTCGATGCGATCCTGCCGGTCGGCACGGTGCTGATCTTCCTCGGCGCCGCAGCGCCGGCGGGCGACTGGGCCCTGGCGAACGGAGCGAGCCTGGCGATCAGCGGCTACCCGGACCTGTACGCCGTGCTCGGCTACCGCTACGGCGGCAGCGGCGGATCGTTCCTCCTGCCCAACCTGGCTGGTCGCGTGCCGGTCGGCGTCGACACCACCCAGACCCACTTCAACACGACGGGCAAGACGGGCGGCAGCTCCGTTGTGCCGATCCCGAAGCACCACCACGGGATCGGCCACAACCACCCGCCGACCAACTCGGGCAAAGAGAACACCGAGCACTACCACTCGATGGCTCACAACCATCCCTCGGTGTTGAGCACGAACGCTGGGGCGCACGGCCACGTCGCTACCACGGCTCGCCGGACCAGCGGCCCAGGAACGACCGAGTCGGTCATGCCCGCCGGGACGACAGGACAAAGCGATACCAGCACGTCGAGCGTGCTGATCACCTCGGCACCGAACCACCAGCACACCGTCGACCTGGGCAACTTCGTCGGCAACACGGGTGGGCGCAGCGCCACCCACGACCACCCCGTCGACATCCTCGCTTTCGCTGGGGACTCAGCTGACACCGGGGTCGACAACGCCACGCTCGTGCAGCCGTTCGTCGTCGTCTCTTACATTGTGAGAGTGCGATGAGTTTGGTCGACGCTGGTTACTACGAACAGCAGCGTCGTGGCTATGAGGACCAGTACGCGGCGTCGATGGCGAGCAACGCCTTCTCTCGCACGCTGGGCAAGACCCGGGGCGACCGGGACCTGTCGTTCATGCGCCAGGACTTCGGCCGCCAGACGCCGGGACGCATGGCCAGCTTCGCTCAGCGGGGCATGGGGGCCACGAGCGGGGTGCGCTCGGGCGTGATGCAGCGCTCGATGCAGAACTGGCTGGGCGACTTCACGACCCAGTACGGCCAGGCCCAGAACGATCTCAACGAGCAACTACGTCAGTTCGACCTGCAGGCCGCGCAATACGGTGCGAGCTACAACTCGTCGCTCGCCGACCTGGCGTTGCAGAAGCAGCGTGACATCGCGCTGGCGGCGTCGAACATCAATGCACTGCGCCAGAACCTGGGAGGTCTCTGATGGGAATTGTTGGCGATCTCCAAGATCGGATTCGCAGCGGAGGTCGCCGGACCACGCCGGTCCGCAACCGCACCACGCCGGGCGTGACCCGGACCAGCGATCCGCGCCGCGACGCCCATCGCGAGTACGCCATCGCCAACATCTACAACGCCGCCGGGGGAGCGCCGTCGGTGGAGGGGAACAAGGCATTCAGGAACGAGTGGAACTCGATGGGGATGCCTGATGCCCTCTGGAAGCTCAACGGGGGGCTGCCTTCCTTGGCGTCCACCACTCCCACTTCGCCAGGCGGCGGCGGTCGGGGCTACGGCGGTGGCGGTGGCGGTGGTGGGGGTGGTGGAGCCGCCATCACCCAGGCGATGATCGACGCCATGACCCGGGCCCTCGGCGCCCAGGGCCCTCAGCTCAAGCTGCAGCAGGCAGTCATGCCCAAGGTCCAGCTGCAGAACCTGCCCGCGTTCAACGGCGGCGTCTACGACCTGGCGAACACCCAGATCGGTCAGGCTCGTGCCGCCGATCAGGCGGTCAACCAGGGGGCGCTGACCAACACCCAGAACCAGCTCAACACGTGGCAGAACTCCTACGCCGGGGCTCCGGTCACGGCCGGCCAGCAGGCCCCGGTGATCGGGGCTGGGCTCATGGGCACCGCCGGCGGCGCGGCGTCAGCGGCACCGGCTCAGGCTGTCACCGCCGGCGATGCCAACAACCAAGCGGCGTTCCAGAACCTGCTCGGGGTGCTCTCGGCCTCGGCTCAGCAGGGTCAGCAGTCGCGCCAGAACGAGGCGGTGATGAACCAGGGCTATGCCGACCAGGCGCTGCAGGCCCAGACCACTGGCTTGCTCGGCCAGGTGGCGATGGGTCGCACGAAGGCGCAGAACCAGTGGGCCACCGACGACGCCAACCGGCGCTACCAGAACCAACTGACGCAGGCGCAGTGGGGCCGTGATGACGCCACGGCCCGCCAGAACACGGCCAACACGGTGGCGACGACGAACTACCAGGGGGCCCTGACGCAGCGCAACGCTGCGCTGCAGCCGATCCTCGACCTGATCGCCCAGTCGGGCAAGACGCCGGGCCTCGATCTGTCCAAGCTGCTCGCTGTGCTCGGAGCCCGCTGATGGCCAAGGTCCCTGGCGCCGATGACTGGTCTCAGCCCTACGGCCCTGATCAGAACGCCCTGCTGCAGTATCTCCTGCAGGTGGCCCCCGGCCTTGCCGGGATGATGCCCGAGCTCTACCCGACCCAGCAGTCTCAGCTGACGTCGTTCGCTCCGCTCGCCGAGGATCTCGGCACGACCGGG